TTAATAATGCTGAAGCAATTACCACATCTGGTCAGCTCTCAATCCGTTGGATTGAAAAAAAGATTAACGATTATCTTAACAAAACACTTAAAACGAAAAACTTTGATTTTGTTATTGCATCAGATACGGATAGCGTATACATCACGCTTGATAAACTTGTTGAACAAGTATTTGGCGACGAATATGATATAAAAAGGGTTGTGAAATACCTAGATAAAGTATGCAGTCAAGGTCTTGAGCCGTACATTGATAAATCATATCAAGAACTTGCAACTTATATGCATGCATACGAACAAAAAATGATTATGAAACGCGAAAACATTGCCAATAAAGGTATTTGGAAAGCAAAAAAGATGTACATCCTTAATGTTTGGAATGAAGAGGGTGTCGAGTATGATAAGCCTAAACTTAAGATGATGGGTATTGAAGCCGTTCGATCTTCAACTCCAACCGCATGCCGTGGTGCAATTAAAGAATCTCTCGAAATTATTATGAACAAAGATGAAAGTGATTTACATGCATATGTAAGTAATTTTAGAAATAAGTTTTCTACACTTCCATTTGACGAAGTTGCTTTTACTCGCGGAGTCAAAAAGATTGAAAAGTATTGGAAAAATGGTAGATTTGAAGGATCTACACCGATTCATGTTCGAGGGTGCGTCACATATAATGAAATGCTTCGTAGATTTAATCTTCTTCATAAATATGAGACGATAGCAAATGGAGAGAAGATCAAATTCGCCTATCTGAAAAAGCCAAATCCGGCAAAAGACTACGTTATTTCATGTCCTAATGGTCTTCCCAAAGAATTAAAAATGGATAATTACATCGACTATGATATGCAATTTGAAAAAGGCTATCTAAGTCCAATCGAATCTATTACAAAAACAATTGGTTGGCAAGTAGAAAAAATCGCAACATTGGAGGACTGGTTCTAATGGCTAATTTAGATTTAGACTTAGACTTTGATTTCGGGTTCAGTGCAGTAGACGCAGATGAACTTGAAGTTTTACAAGAAGCAAAAGCAGAAATAGAAACAACAACAGCTGCAGCACAAGGCACTGAAGAAAAGCTTAATAAGCTTTATAATATGTTCATGCCATTGTTAAATAATCTTGCAGCAAATCCTGATAAGGATTACATTTATTGGCCAAATAGGCTAACTAAAATTGAACAGTTTAGAGATGCTATTGATAAAGTTTACACATCTTAAGTGTTTACAAATAATGAATAATGTGTATAATAGGAATTATTGTTTGCGAGGTAATATAATATATGTCTGATCTTTTAAATAAATTGCGTAAAAACTCCACAGTCAAGGATACTGATATTCTTGAAGATTCAAAGTTTTTTACTGCAAAGGATATGATTCCTACAACCGTTCCTGCAATTAATATTGCACTTTCTGGCCAGATCAATGGCGGGTTTACTCCCGGTCTTACTATCTGGGCAGGTCCGTCAAAGCACTTTAAGACGTCTTTTAGTCTGCTAATGGCAAAGGCTTATATGGACAAATATCCAGACTCGGTTCTGCTATTCTACGATTCAGAGTTTGGTACTCCTCAAGCTTATTTCGATTCTTTCAAGATCGATAAGAGCCGCGTCCTTCATACACCGATTACAGATGTCGAGCAGTTGAAGTTTGATGTGATGGCTCAGCTTGAGAACATAGAACGCGGTGATCGTGTCATGATGGTTATCGATTCTGTCGGTAATCTCGCTTCTAAAAAGGAGGTAGAAGATGCGTTGAAGCAGAACACCGCGGCAGATATGACTCGTGCTAAACAACTCAAGTCTTTGTTCAGAATGGTTACTCCACACCTGAATCTGAAGGACATTCCAATGGTTGTTGTAAACCATACCTATATGACTATGGAAATGTTCTCAAAGCCTGTCGTCTCTGGCGGTACAGGCATCTATTATTCAGCTGACAATATCTATATTATTGGCCGTCAACAAGAAAAAGATGGTAAAGATGTTGTTGGTTATAACTTCATCATCAACGTAGAAAAGTCTCGTTTCGTAAAAGAAAAGAGTAAAATTCCAATCGAGGTTTCATGGGAACAAGGTATCAGTAAGTGGTCTGGTCTCATGGATCTTGCTGTCGAGTCTGGTCATGTTATTAAGCCAAAAGTTGGTTGGTACCAAAAGGTAGACATGAACACTGGAGAGATCATCGAAAAATCTTATCGCCTGAAAGACACGTATAACTTTAGTTTTTGGCATCCGATTCTTCAATGCGAGAAGTTTATCAATTTTATTGATCAACGCTATCGTGTCGGTTCCGGCGATATTATGAAAGAAGATACAGTTGAAGAAATCTACGAGGTGATGGAGGATCAATGAAAACAGAATCCGTAATATTCGGAAACCTAATTGAAAATGAAGATTACGCGCGTAAGGTAATTCCATTTTTACAGGAAGAGTATTTTACTGATCCTGTAGATAAAAAGGTTTTTACTCTTATCAAAGATTATGTTGACAAGTATAATACTTTTCCAACAAAGTCTGCGCTTATTCTTGATTTAAAAGATGTAACAGGTTTATCTGAGGATCAATATAAAACAGCAAATGATACTATTAATGGTTTAGAAAAATCCGAAGATCGTGATTTATCTTGGCTTATTGATCATACTGAAAAGTTTTGTAAGGATAAAGCTCTTTATAATGCTTTAATGAAGTCTATTCAAATTGTAGACGACAATAATAAAGATAGTATATCTGTTGGCGCTATTCCTCAAATTTTGACTAATGCTCTTGGTGTTTCTTTTGATACTCACATCGGCCATGACTTTCTTGATGATGCGGCCGATCGTTATGAATTTTATCATCGCAAAGAAGTTCGTACTAGCTTTGATCTAGATCATTTTAACAAAATTACACAAGGTGGTTTGCCCCGCAAAACATTAAATATCGCTCTTGCTGGCACTGGTGTTGGTAAATCATTATTCATGTGTCATAATGCTGCACATAATTTAATGTCGGGATGTAATGTTCTGTATATCACCATGGAAATGGCAGAGGAACGCATTGCAGAACGTATTGATGCCAATTTGATTGGAGTCACACTTGATGAATTGAAAGATCTACCTCAATCAATTTATTATAAACTTATTGGCAAAGTAAAGAAACAGGCAAAGGGTAAACTTATTGTTAAGGAATATCCTACTGCATGCGCTGGATCTGCTAACTTTCGTCATCTTTTAAACGAACTTAAAATCAAAAAGAACTTTGTACCGGATGTCATTTATATTGATTATTTGAATATATGTGCATCATCACGTATTAAACCAAGTTCAAATGTAAACTCTTACACTTACATTAAAGCTGTTGCAGAAGAACTCAGAGGCCTTGCTGTTGAGTTTAATGTTCCAGTTATTTCGGCAACACAAACTAATCGTACTGGGTTTTCCAATTCAGATGTAGGTCTCGAAGATACTTCAGAATCGTTCGGCCTGCCTGCAACGGCAGACTTTATGTTTGCTCTGATCACTAGCGATGAGTTAAGACAACTTAATCAAATTATGGTTAAGCAACTTAAAAATCGTTACGGAGATCCTGCTAAAAACAAAAGATTTGTTATTGGTGTAGACTACTCTAAGATGAGACTCTACAATGTTGAAGCATCAGCACAAGAAGATATACAAGACGATGTTCCAATATTTTCTATGACAAGTTCTGGAAATAGATTAGAAAACGAATCAAAACCAGCAACCACCTTTGATAAACTTAAATTTGCAGGATTCAAATAATGGTAAACTACCGAGTAGAAAAAGACGACATACTTATCCAAGCGGTCACAACTATGAGTGAAGGTAGGGCGGAGGGCTTTTCTGTAATTGAAAACGTGAGTGGTCATATTATGAAATCGGGATTATCAAAGGCAGGAGCTCGGGCGCTTTGTCGTAGCCTGAACTTCGGTGGTGGGTTTGATGGTTGGACGCCTCAATTTTTTTTAGAAAAAAATGAAATTTTGTAATAGGTTTTTGTATTTTGTGTATAAATAGATGTACACAATATGTGGTGCGTGGATTTACGGTTATCCGTAAAAGAGGCAAGTGTCTTAATTGACGATTGGAATAGGCAGGCTAACAGGTGGGGTTCCTCCTGCTACACGCATTTGAGAGGGTGTCTTCGGGCACCCTCTTTTTTTATATGTACATTATTTTGAAAAAATTGTAGAATTGGTTTTTATTATGGAGAAAAAATATGTACTGTATTCATACATGGAAACCGAAAATGGGAATGACTCCTTCCTTTCCTAATATCCAGATTATGGTCGATTATATCAACAAACATCCTGAAATAGAATTTGGTCCTGTCTTTTTCGATGACGGTAATAGAAATGAAATTATTGCATGCGGAATCGAAGATGTTATCCTTAACGGCAAACCGCGGCGAAAATTCATCAATCTAATGAATCGAGTTAAAGCTTCCTTAAAATAACTGTGTACATTTAATCAGAAACGTGCTATAGTGGTACTATAATGAAGAAAGGTTATAGTGACATGGTTACAGATCTTAAATATGGTCTTGCTTTCGGTGCATTTGTTTTTATAGTAATTACTATGTGGGAAGTACAACAAGTTCTTCCTGCATAAAACTGTGTACATTTTATGAAAACTAGTGTAGGATAGAATCATAATCAAAGAGGATTTGATCATGACTGAAGAAGAAGAATTCTGGCAGGGATATGAAGAATGGCTTGACGAACAGGCCGAACGTTATGAATACGAACGTGGATTGGAGATGTAAGATGGCTGAAGTAACTGTTGCAGATATGATTCGTTTCTTGGAACAACAGGATCCAGATATGGTTATTCGTACCTATTGCTATGAGATGGGTGAACAGCAGGAGATCCTTGAATACTGGGTCGATCGTGAAAACGATTGCGTTGTGATTCAATAACTGTGTACATTTAATCTCTTTTAGTGTAGGTTCTTATTATGACTATGCATCTTCTCGGACCCGCTTATAGTACGATTCGTACTCCTCGTAAGGCAAAGCTTACAAAGTCAAAGCTCGACCGGTTTTATGTTGATTGGAAGTCTGACTGTAAACGTGAAAAGAAACTTGGTATTAAACCAAAAAGTTTCGATGATTATATTGATTATCGTCTCGGCTATTACAAGCCAAAGCTTCGTGGTGTGAAAACCGAGAAGTATAAGCCTAGCAATCATCGTGAGCTATATCCTTCTCAAAACGAAATCGGTGTACACTATACGAAGGATATGAACTACGAGCGTGAAAAGCTCGAGGTCAGCAACAATTATGTTATCGGCCAAGCCTACAATAAAGGCGGACTTGTTGTCCTTTCCAAGTCTGAAGCGGCCGACCCTTCAACAGGCAAAAGGCGGTGCTAACATTCCTTTCTTCATTAGGACTGCTTTTCCTGTTGGTAGTATTGGCAGTCTTGGGTGTCGCCGTATGGCTGGCATTCAAGGCTGCCATTTACGTACTTAAATTTATTGTGTATGGATTTATATTTCTTGTTGCAATACTTTTTTTGTTTACATTATTTTAATTATATGGTAGGTTAAAAACATTATGGATCAAGAAACACGCAAACGTATTTACAATGTACTTGGTGCATTGATGCGCGCACAAAATCCAGAATTTCGTAAGCTCTGGGAAAAAGTATTTCAGGACTTAATGATGCCTGTAAATAATTCTACGAGGCATTAATGTTTGTTGAAGGTGTATCACCATATCGTAAACCGTATGCTCCTGAAGGTATTAACTTCAGCGAGAAACACCATCTTGTTGGTTTTCAATGGCCATATATTAATTGTAATGGCAAAGAATA